GTTGCGTAGCTGGACATCAGCAGCGAGGCCGGTGTCGCTGGTGTCGACCAGCACCGACTGCCATGATGAAATCATCAGCCGAGTGTCGATAAGGTCGAGCTGACGCTGTCGCTTCTGGGTGCGGTCGACTAGGCGCTTGCCCGCATTCCGGCTGATGCGTCGGTATGCGGCCAAGGCTCGACGGTTACGGCGCAAGAACTCGACCACCGACCGCGCTGGCCTGTCGCCGATGGTCGTCTCGCTAGGTGCAAGCTCTCGGTCGCCGAACTTCTTGACGGCGGTGTCCTGTAGCTCGCGACGGATAGTGAAATGCAGCAGACCCTGCTTCGCCATCAGAGCCCCCGCACGATGCGAGTCACGAGGACTCGGATGTCCTGGGCTATCTCGCTGGCGACCTCACCCATGATACGTGGCAAGTCGGTGTTGATAAATGTCCGCGTCTTAGGCGTCTTCTTGGGATGCACATAGAGCGCATAGGGTGCGGCGTTGGTGATGGCGAGGTCGATGCCCAGACCGATGCCGGTGATGTCGAGCATCTCGGCGCGCCATGACGACAGGAACAATCCGCGAGTCGGGACACCGCGAGGCGAAATCAGGTCGAGCTTTCGCACTTCTTTTCGGATGCGGTCGATGGCCCGCTTACCGGCATTGCGCACGATGCGTCGAGCGGCTGCCCGGCTGCGCTCGTTGGCATCGAGGAAGGCGACCACTGGAAGCGGCAGCATGTCTCCGACTCGCACAATGTTCGGCCCTTCGCGAATGGGTATAAGCGGCACGTTGCGACGGACACCAAAGATGCCGAGCGCAACGTCAAGCACCTCGCGGCGCTTATCGAAGGGCAGGAACGCCATCAGATGCCAGCGCTAAGGATGCTAGGACCAGGGAAGCCAGGACCATCGACGCTGACTCGCTTCGGGGTCGTGTTTGCTACGCCATCGCCATCGGTGTCGAAGCGCGCACGAAGTGACTCGACCTCGGTGCGGAACTCGGCCTCATAGTAGTCGCGCCAGGCAAGGCTGGCCTCGTCGCCGAAGGTCGACAGGTAGCCGAACACCTCGCGCCTCGCGGCATAGACAGCCGCATCGTAGAGCACGTCTGGCGAGTGTAGCTCGGCAGTGGCAGCCAGCGCCGAGTGCGACATCAGCCACCGAATGACCCGATACCAGCCAGCGAGTATCTGCGACTCCCACGATGTCTGGCCTGATGGATACGTCGCGAGGCCATTGTGCGCAGCGACTACCTCGGCATGGGTACAAGGGGCAGACAGCATGTCGGCGCTGGTGACGAGCACCTGACGTCGGATGGGCGGCAGGCTGGTGCCGCTGGCTACCGAGACATCCCAGACCTCGTATGCGGTCGCACCGACTGCGAGGTCGGCAGGGGTCGCGATAGACACTGCGCCGCTAGAGGTCGTGCCTGTCGCTTGGGAGACGCCTGTCGCAGAATACAGCGTGTAGCTGCCACCATCATCGACAGTCACGCTGGCAGTGCCAGAGGCCACCGACAGCGTGCGGCTGATAGTCTCGCCTCTGACCACGATGGCAGGCTCGTGTCTGGATACCTGATAGGCCATGCGTCAGCTCTGGTAGAAAGGGTCTGATGGGTAGCCGCGAAGCCTGCGCACCGTCAGCACAGGCAGGGTCGGCGCTGCGCTGCCATACTGCTCGATGAGTCGTTCGAGGTAGGCTGCCGCTGCTGTCTCATCGACGGACTCGCTGGTGCCGTCGCGTCTGGTGGTCGAATAGTTACGCGCGAAGCGTGCGACCTGTGCGAGCAGGATGCGCGCACCCTCGGCGACTGCTCCGCGCCAGCCACCTTCGTCGGTGATGAGTGCGCTGATGACTTCATCGGTCAGGATGGCCGACTGCTCGCTGGTGTCTGCCAGCCGCAGTCGAACGCGACCGACATCAGTGGTGGGGTCGAAGCTGAAAGCCATCGGCTACCTCACGCGAGCGCGTCGATGCGCGATTGAATCGCAGCCAGGACAGTCGACCGAGGCCGCTGTCGCTGCTGCTCTAGCTCAAGGCATCGGGCCAGCGTGGCGGCATCGCCGCATGCTTCGATGGCCTGACGCACGTCAGAGGACCGACCAGCCAGCATCGCGGACGGGTCGGCCTCTGGTGGCGCACTAGACTCGATGTGGCCTTCGAGCGCAGCGCGCAGTGCGCGCAACTCGTCGACCAGCTCGAACAAGAGCATGATGCCCAACGTGCGAGCCTCGCCGCTGCCTGCTGGAATTTCACCAGCGAGAATGCGACCGAGCCGAGCCTGGTGCGCCGCATCCATCAGCTTGTGGCCTTGTTCGCGCAGGCCGCTCCGCGCCAGTCGGTGACCACTGCGCCAAAGCGGATGTAGCCTTCGAAGGTCACCGTGCGGGTCGCTTCATTGACTCGCGTCCGAATCTCCGGGATGCCGCTGTCATAGACGAGCAGCCCAGGGTCATCGGCGAGCAGCCACCAGGCATCCGAGTCGTCGGAAAGACGGTCCCAGATGACGGGTCGCAAGAGGCCCTTGAATGCGTTCGAGTCGTTGTTCGACCCACCAGGCAGCAGGTCAGACTCGGTGATGGCCGCCACCGTCTGACGCATCGCAGCGCCAGCGAGGATGACCGTCGGTCGGTTGCTGATGGCCTGGTAACGTTCGTCGCGAGCGTTCGTCACCGTGAACTGGGTATACCCGTTCTGAAGGTTGGCCGAGGTCAATGGCGACGAGGTGAACAGGTTCACGCCAGCATCAGCGGCCACCGTTCCAGTGTATCCCTGGAATGGGTGAGCGTTGCCAGACGCTGCGAACCATGGCTTGCCATCGTAGATGAAGCCAGTGTTGGCATCGGGCGTACCACGGTAGGCGTTGCCGAAGTAGCGAGCAGACCCAGCCGCAAGCGTGCCCTTCTGGAACATGCCTGCGATGTAATCATTTCGGAACCGCGAAGCAGCGCCAGCCACTCGCCGACCCCAGTCGATGACGTCGCGCACGAGTCGCGTCTCGGCATCGCGGAGCATGAGCATATCTTCAGTCACCGTCAGCGCAGTCGCTAGCGTGCGGAGCTTACACTGCCGCACTGGTCCCTCGCCGATGATGTCCTGCGGCACTCGCTGGCCTTCCTCGATTTCGTGAAGGTCGCCGAGGCCGATGGGCATGATGGAGCGGTCGCCGTATGGGTAGTCGGTCATCGACTCGGTGGACGGCACGACAATCTTGCCGGCAGGCACCAGCTCGCGCCAAACTTCCTCGTCTTCGGTGTAGCTGTCGGCGATAGCCTGGTAGCCACGGTCGAAAGCAATCTTGTTCAGTTGGTCTACGGTGAGCATTTCAGACCCCTGCGAAGGCGTTAGCGAGTTGAACGATGACCTTGTTGGCGTCGACATCGACATCGACAATCAGCAAAGCGCCATCAACGGATGCAGTGATGTCTGCGCTTCCAGCGCCACCGACGTCGCACTTCTTGCCGACGAGGGTGATAGCTGCGCTGCCCGATGCGGGTGGGAAGGCGTAGTGATTGTTGCCACCCACATACACGAGCGCATCCACATCGCCAGAGGTCGACGGCGAGTCGGCTGTCGCCAGCGTCGCAACCGCCACCCCGTATGGGATGTCGCCTGCGGCGCAGGTTGTCAGATACCCTGCGTCGAGTTTGAGCATATCACCAGCGGCCCAGGTAGCTGCTGCCTTGACTGGTGCAGAAACAACCTCGTCGCCGAGGTCGCGGTATAGGCCATGGTCGAAATCGACTGCCATGTCTAGCCCCACAAGAATGGGCCAGAACGGCCCAGGTTAACTGCTGCGCTTGGCCCACTGTGGGCCGAACCTATCGAGCAGTGACCGCTGCCTGTCCTCTGGCGCGTTTAGCCATGATGGCTTGGTGCGCCGCATCCATTCGACCTCGCGCTCGCTGACCTTGGTGGCTGGCTTGGCATTGTCCTGGCTGCCGGTGCCTGTCGGTAGCACTGGCGCGCCAACCGCTGCCGATGCCTTGGCCTTGAGCGCCTCGGCCCAGTCGAGCATTCTGTCGAGCTGGTCACCGAGCACGCCTTCGGGGATGCCATCAGCATACTCGCCAAGCGACTCGCGCCGCTGGTTCTGGCGAGCCTGTCGCGCTGCCTCGAAGGCTTCGACCTTGGCTGCGAGCTCGGCTGCTCGGTCCTCGGCTGGCTTGCCTCGTGTCTCCCATAGCTCGCGGAACTCGCCACGCTCGGTAGCCTCGCGCTCGCTGCGTGCCTTGGCTTCTTGCTCTAGCTCGGCGAGCCGAGCCTCTAGCTGCTGCCGCTTGGCGCGCTCGCTGGTCAGCGCCTTTAGCGGCACTGTGCGAGGGTCGCTGTCACTGCTCTGGGTGGACTCGGCGAGTCCTGCGTCGGTGCCAGTCGGCTCCGTGTCGTCTGTCATGGTAGCCCCGCTTGACCGTTCACCGAAGCCAGGCCGTCATCGCCTGTGGGCATGACTACGGGCTACCACATCGCGAGCCGCATGTCGAGTGATACAGTAAAGGCCGCACCGACAGAATCGCCGATGCGGCCACTACAGAGTGCACCAAGCACGACAGGATGTCGCAGGCTGGCGCTGCACCACTACCACGCGAGGACTGCCCATGCCTAGAATCTACAAGCCAGACGAGGACATGGCGCGCATCGCTCGCGACGTGCTCGAACTACGCGCGAGCCTGCCGCCGAGCCAGCGAGCAGGGACACCGACCGGCATCGCCAGAGCGCGAGACATCGCGAACCGTCGACTGCTCGCAGCGCACACCGTGTGGCGCATGTATTCGTTTTTTCAGAGGCATGGAGCATCGCCAGGCAGCGCCGAGGCGCGGCAGAACCCACGCTCGAAGGCTGCGCAGGCATGGGCGCTCTGGGGTGGCAACCCTGGTCGAGCCTTTGCCGCTCGCATTGTCCGCGAGGTCGAGGCCAAGGTCGCCGACCTGCGCGAGCGTGCCGAGGCTGCAACCGATGAGGCCGAAGGTC